AAAAGATTATAGATATGACTATAAAGACTAGGGAGCATGACAAAAAGTTTGGAAAGTATGAAATGATGTAGGAGGTTATTATGTCAGACAACATTTATCTAGGTAATCCCAACCTAAAAAAAGCAAATGTAGCACAAGAGTTTAGTCAAGAACAAATTCTTGAGTTTTATGCTTGTAGAAATGATCCAATTTATTTTGCTGAAAAGTACGTAAAGATTGTTAGTTTGGATGAAGGTCTGACTCCTTTTCAACCTTATCATTTCCAGAAGAAGTTAATTAAGAACTTCCATGAGAACAGATTCAATATCTGTAAGATGCCTAGACAGACTGGTAAGTCTACTACCTGTGTAGCATATCTACTTTATTATGTTGTTTTTAATGATAGTGTTAATGTAGGTATACTAGCAAACAAAGCAGCAACTGCTAGAGAATTACTAGGTAGATTGCAGACTGCATATGAGAATTTACCTAAGTGGATGCAACAAGGTATTATATCTTGGAACAGAGGAAGTTTGGAATTAGAGAATGGTTCTAAGATTCTCGCTGCTTCTACATCAGCATCTGCTGTTAGGGGTATGTCATTCAACATCCTATTCTTGGATGAATTTGCGTTTGTTCCTAACCATATTGCTGATTCATTCTTTAGTTCAGTTTATCCTACTATTACCTCAGGTAAGAGCACTAAAGTTATTATAGTCTCTACTCCTCATGGTATGAACCACTTCTATAGGTTGTGGCATGATGCTGAGAAACAGAAGAATGAGTATATTCCTACTGATGTTCATTGGAGTGAAGTTCCTGGTAGGGATGAGAAGTGGAAGAAATCTACTATTGCCAATACTTCAGAAGCACAGTTCAAAGTTGAGTTTGAATGTGAATTCTTAGGATCTGTTGATACTCTTATTGCTCCAAGTAAGTTAAGAGTATTAATATATGAGGAACCACAAACTAAAAGTGGTGGATTAGATGTATATGAAGAAGTTAAAGAAGACCATGATTATGTACTTACTGTTGATGTAGCAAGAGGAGTTGGAGGAGATTATTCTGCTTTTGTTGTAATTGATATCACAGAGTTTCCTCATAGGGTGGTTGCTAAGTTTAGGAACAATGAAATTAAACCTATGATATTCCCTAATGTTATATGGGAAGTGGCAAAGAGTTATAATGATGCTTTCATTTTATGTGAGGTAAATGATGTAGGAGACCAAGTTGCTGCTATTCTTAACTTTGATTTGGAGTATGAAAATTTATTGATGTGTTCTATGCGTGGTAGAGCAGGTCAGATTGTTGGACAAGGATTTTCTGGTAAGAAGACTCAACTAGGAGTCAAGATGTCTAAAACAGTTAAGAAGGTTGGTGCTCTTAACTTAAAGACTTTAATAGAAGAAGATAAACTTACTTTTAAGGATTATGAGATTCTTAGTGAATTAACTACTTTTATTCAGAAACATAACTCATTTGAGGCAGAGGAAGGATGTAACGATGACCTTGCTATGTGCCTTGTAATATATGCATGGTTAGTGGCACAGGATTACTTTAAAGAACTTACTGACCAAGATGTAAGAAAGAGATTATATGAAGAGCAAAAGAATCAAATAGAACAAGATATGGCTCCATTTGGATTTATTATGGATGGATTGGATGATGAAGGAACTTTTGTAGATGCAGATGGAGATAGATGGAACACTATGGATAATGGAACTTTAGAATTAGATAGATTGGCTGGAACTCCTGGTAATTGGAACACTGATGAATATGGAGATAGATCTTATATGTGGGAATATAGGTAGTGGAATTAGACAGTCAAATAAGATTAGGACACCTATTACTTTCTGATAGGAAATGTAGAGTGTGTGGGGAAACTAAAAATCTAATAGATGGTTTCTATTTGACAAGAAAGGACAGAGGAACATTAGCATCAGCATATTCTTATGAATGTAAAGTATGTACTGTTAGAAGAATTGTAGAAAGTAGAAAGAAGCAACAACCTCATACAGATTGGAATTATCCAGATTGGTAATGTTCATGGATTGTTTCCCCAATGAAAACATCAAAAACAATAAATATTTTCAGATAAACTGAGACGAGGCTAGACAACATGGCGACTCCACAATTATCTCCTGGTGTATTAACTAGAGAGGTGGATCTGACTGTAGGTAGAGCAGAAAATGTATTAGATAATATTGGCGCCATTGCTGGTCCTTTTGAAATTGGTCCTATTGATGAAGCTACTGACATCACTACAGAGCAACAATTAATTAACACATTTGGAAAGGCAATTTCAACTGATGCACAGTATCAGTATTGGATGACTGCATCTTCATTCCTAAGTTATGGAGGTGTTCTTAAGGTAGTAAGAACTGATGATGATGATTTAGTCAATGCTAATGGCAATAGATCTCATGTTACCAATGTAACTGATCTTAAGATCAAGAACTATGATGACTATGTGGCAAACTATGCTGGTGTAGGTCAGACATTTGGTTATGCTGCTAAGACTCCTGGTACTTGGGCAAACAATCTTAAGGTTTGTACTATTGACAATGCTGCAGACCAGACAATTGCAATAGGAGCTACTACTGGAGTAACAGTTGGATTTGGTGTTACAACTCCACTTACTGCTCAAATCATAGCAGGTTCTGGAGACACATCTACATTCACTGGATATCTTAAAGGTATTATTACAGGTATTGGAGCATCAACAATTGATGTAAAGATTGTAGAAAGAGTTACTAGTGCTGGAGTTTCAACTGCTATAACATATGCTCAAGGTGATCAAGCAAGAGCATTTGTTCAAGGAAATGAAGTTAGTGTTATAAATGCCAGTGCTGTTGGTATAGCTACTACTACAACAAGTGCTTCATGCTATGTTAAAGACTGGTATGATCAGCAAACATTGGGTCTTACCAACTCTACTGTTTACTGGAAATCTATTTCTCCTAGACCACTTACTACACAGTGGGCAGAAGATAGATCTTCTAAGAATGATGGTATACATGTGGTAGTTGTAGATGACCTTGGAGATGTAACAGGTATACAGGGTAATATTTTAGAGAAGAGTTTAAACTTATCTAAGGCAAAGGATGCAGTTTCTTCAGAAAATGCACCACAGAAGACATTCTATAAGGATTATCTATCACTTTATTCTGATTACATCTATGCTGGAGATGATCCTTCAGATGGTTCAGATGGATTTGTAGCAGTATCAGACTTTAGTTCTGGTTATACTCCTATTAGTCAAGCAAATGGTGGTTGGAATAGAAATGCACAAGGCATTACATTTAATGTTGTAGGAAATAACACTTACACATTAACTGCTGGTGCAGATTATTCTTCTACTGGTGGATATGAAGCAACTCTTGGAAATCTAATTACATCCTACAATCTCTTTAAGAATAAGGATGAGATAGCAGTTGATTACCTACTTATGGGACCTGGCCTTGGAGACAAGTCACAATCTCAAGCAAAAGCAGGTAGATTGATTTCTATTGCTGGTGATAGAAAGGATTGCATGGCAGTCATTTCACCTCATAGAGCAGACGTTGTTGATATAACAAATACAGATACACAAACTGATAATGTAATTAAGTTCTACAGTCCATTAGCATCTTCCTCATATGCAGTATTTGATACTGGATACAAGTACACATATGACAGATTCAACAATAAGTTCCGTTGGATACCAACTAATGGAGATGTTGCTGGATTGATGGTAAGGACAAGTGTTAATTCTTATCCTTGGTTCTCACCTGCTGGACAGCAGAGAGGAATCTTGAATAATGCAATTAAACTTGCATACAACCCAGATAAATCACAAAGAGATCAACTTTATCCACTAAGAATTAACTCTATAGTTAATCAGCCTGGAACTGGTATTATGCTCTTTGGAGATAAGACTGGTTTAGGTTATGCATCTGCCTTTGACAGAATCAATGTTAGAAGATTATTCCTAACAATTGAGCAAGCACTACAGAAAGCAGCAGAAGCACAACTCTTTGAACTTAATGATCAAGTTACAAGAGCAAACTTCATTAATATTGTTGAACCATATCTAAGAGATGTTGAAGCAAAGAGGGGTCTTTATGGATTCCTAGTCATTTGTGATGAGACAAATAACACTCCTGATGTGATTGATAACAATGAATTTAGAGCAGACATCTTCCTGAAGCCTGCCAAGTCAATCAACTATGTTACTCTTACATTTGTTGCCACCAGAACTGGTGTTAGCTTTGAAGAAGTAGCAGGTCGAGTTTAACTTATTAAATCTAAATAACAAAAGGAGATTTTAAAAAATGGCAGTAATCCCACAGAGAACTATTTCTCAATTCAAATCCAAACTGATTGGAGGCGGTGCTCGCCCCAATCTGTTTGAGGTGCAGATAAACTTCCCAGATGGTGTAGACCTTGGTATTCAGGGTGATGGTGGTGGAGAGTTTGATGGTGATAGATTTAGATTTTTATGTAAAGCAGCAGCTCTTCCTGCATCCAATGTAGCAAACCTTGAAGTTCCTTTCAGAGGACGTACTTTAAAGGTTGCTGGAGACAGAACTTTTGATCCTTGGACTGTTACAGTAATCAATGATCAAGATTTTGGTCATTATAGAGCATTCCAAGCATGGGCTCAAAACATTGCTCAGTATGGAGATTCATCAGGTTTGACTGATCCATCATCATACATGGGACAAGCAACTGTTTACCAACTTGGTAGAAATGCTTCCAGTCAGCAAGGAAATAATAGTCCTGCTACAGATAGCAACATTCTTGCTCAATACAAAATGGTTGATATTTTCCCAACTACAATTGCAGCAATTGATCTATCATATGATACAACTGATACAATAGAAGAGTTTACGGTTGACTTCCAAGTACAATACTGGTATCCTGAAAGAGCAGGTGCTGGAGCCTAATAAATAAACATATAAGGTTAACTTTTAATAATGGCAAGGTTATTTGGATTTTCAATAGAGGATACGGAAAAGATACCACCTGGTGTGGTATCCCCCGTTCCTCAAAATAATGCAGATGGATCAGACCACTATTTGACTAGTGGTTTTTTTGGATCGTATGTAGATATTGAAGGCGTCTATAGAACTGAATTTGAATTAATAAAAAGATATAGAGAAATGGCACTTCACCCAGAGTGCGATAGTGCAATTGAAGATATTATACAAGAAGCAATTGTTTCAGATACTAATGATTCACCAGTAGAAATTGAGTTATCTAATCTCAATGCTAGTGATGGTATTAAGGATAAAATTAGAGAAGAGTTTAAAGCAGTTAAAGATTTATTAGATTTTGATAAGAAAGCACATGAGATTTATAGAAATTGGTATATAGATGGTAGAATACATTATCATAAAGTAATTGATATGAAAAAGCCTGAAGAAGGCATAGTAGAATTAAGATATATTGATGCGATGAAAATTCGCTATGTGAGACAGCAGAAGAAGCAAGATAAAGATGTTAGGATGGCTAACATCAATAATGACAATCCTATGGAATATGAATTTCCTGAGATTGAAGAGTATTTTATCTATAGTCCTAAAGCAACTTGGCCTGCTCAAAGTCCATCTGCAATGACTGGTGGAAATAAGGGAATCAAAATGACTAGGGATTCTGTTGCATATTGCACCAGTGGATTAGTAGATAGAAACAAGGGATCAACATTATCTTACTTACATAAAGCAATCAAAGCAGTCAATCAACTTAGAATGATTGAGGATAGTTTGGTTATTTACAGGTTATCAAGAGCACCAGAAAGAAGAATTTTCTACATTGATGTAGGTAATCTTCCAAAAATTAAGGCAGAACAATACCTCAGAGACGTAATGATGAGGTATAGAAACAAGTTAGTATATAATGCTGACACTGGTGAGATTAGAGATGATAAGAAATACATGTCTATGTTGGAAGATTTCTGGCTTCCAAGAAGAGAAGGAGGTAGAGGAACTGAGATTACTACACTTCCAGGTGGACAAAACTTAGGAGAAATCACAGATATTAAGTATTTCCAAGAGAAACTTTTTAAAGCTTTGAATGTACCTGTTACTAGAATAGGTGGAGATGGTGGTTTTAATTTAGGTAGATCATCAGAAATTTTAAGAGATGAAGTTAAATTTAGTAAGTTTGTTGGTAGATTAAGAAAGAGATTCTCTAATCTATTCAATGATATTCTTAAGACTCAATTGCTTCTTAAGAATGTAATTACCCCAGAAGATTGGGATATTATGAGTGAGCATATACAATATGACTTCCTCTATGATAATCATTTTGCTGAACTTAAGGATTCTGAACTATTAGCTGAAAGACTAACTATGGCAGCATCTGCTGAACCATATGTTGGTAGATACTTCTCGCAAGATTATCTAAGACGTAAGATTCTTCGTCAAACTGATGAGGAAATTATTGAACAGGATAAGTTGATGAAGCAAGAAATTGAGGATGGGGTAGTACCTGATCCAGCTATGATGATGGACCCAGCTATGATGGGTGTAGAAGGTGAAACTTCAATGGGTGGTCAAATGGGACAAGTTCCAATGGAACCACAAATACAAGATACAACCAAAACTAAGGTAGAAATGCCTAAAGGTGGTGAAATCTAATAAATAAACTGTAAGGATTTTAAAACAATGGATGAATTAATGGATATGATTACCAAAGACGAGAGTCCTTCTGGTATCAGTGACGCTATTAAAGATGCTCTTTATGCTAAATCTGCTGAAAAGATAGGTGCTCATAAAGATGTTGTAGCGAATTCACTTTTTGGATCTACTGAAGATCAAGAAGAAGTTGATAGTGTAGTTGCAGATGCTTCAGCTAGAATTTCTGGTGCTGATGAGAATGGCACAGTAGAAGTAGATTCTGAACCTGAGGGTGAAGAATAATTATAAATAAATAAAATGATTCTGTATAAAGAGAATGACGCTTAGGACAGTTGGAGCAGGAACCTCAATAACTACGGGTGCAGCATCTCAGCAATCAATACCAATATCTGGTAAATCTACTGCAATAAGAGTGGTTGCTACTGGACAAAACACACATGTGGCTATTGGAACTGAACCTACTGCAGCTGTAACTGATTTTGTAGTACCAAAAGATAGTGCTGCTACTTTGGCATTTAGTAATACATCTGCTAGGATAGTTAGTTACACTAAAGGAACAACTACTATATTAGATTTCCCAGAAGGAACATCATCTCCTTTTGGAGTAGGAGACTATGTTAGTTTAAGTTGTCCAGCTAATACTGATTTTAATTTTACTCATAAAAGAGTAAAAACAGTCTATGATAAGGCTAGAACTTCTCAAGCATATGCTGGAGAAAACTATTTTGGTCAAAGAATCATAGTTGAACACAATAGTGGATCAGTTAGTGGTACTTTTAATGATCCAGATGCAACTTTAAGGGGTTCTTTTAAAGTTGCTGCTAGAACTGATAGTGGTTCTGGTAAATTATACATTCAACAAGTTCAAATTGCAGGAGACGCATAACATGAAACTCATTAGAGAAGAAATCGAATCTGTTGAATTTATAGTTGAAAACAGAGGCGGTAAGAAACAACTTTACATTGAAGGAGTTTTCCTTCAAGGAAACATAAAGAACAGAAATGGTCGTATGTATCCTATGGAGAC